AACTCATCTAACTGTTTACGAAGCTTCCCATTTTCATCGCCCAATTCAGCAATCATACAGTTTGAGTTGCTTAGCGATTCAATAAGATTTGCATTTTCTTCTCTAAGTATAGCAATGATTTCAGTTGAATCTTGCTTTACAGGTTGCACTTCTGGCAATTCCTGCTGTACTTCTTTTGTTGCTGGTTTTTTAGTTGTGGACATTTTACTTACCTTTTATTGTTGTTTAATAATACAGAAGTGTAAAGTAATTAATCAAAGTGTCAAGGCTTTTTACTTTACAGCAATAAAATTTTACAATAGACCCATACACAAACACAAATTAACAAAGGAACATCAATGTCGATTGAATTAACAGTGGCAGAAGTGCGCGATATAGTGCCTGAACTTGGCGCTAGTGACGCGGCTATACAGATGCATATAAACATAGTTGGAAACAAGATTGATGCGTGTCTAGAAGCAAATTATGCAGATTCATTAGAGCAAGCTAAAGCTATTAAAATTTATACTGTGGCCTACTTTTCGGATAAAGGTAACGACAACAAAGGGCAAGTAACAAGTCAAAAATGGGCCGACGGTGACTCTCAACAGTTTAGTGACAAAGCCACTGATAGCGCATACTGGAATACAGCTATTCAACTTGATAGTGCTGATTGTGTTGTAAACGCATTTCGCACTAAAAAAGTGTTTGCAGTCACGGGTAGCACAGTTAAATATTATGGGGATGCACAATAATGGGTATTTTTTATAAAGCGAGCGATCCGCAAAAAGGCCCAGATGTGCCAAAACCTAGAGGCCCGCTAAACATCACTATCAATGAGGCATTTACAAATCCAAAGTGTCGCTGCGGTAGGTGCTGCAAAGAAGAGGCTATTTTTAAACAGGAAACCCAAGAATGCGACAAATTCAATTGGCACAGCGCAATAATAAGCTGGTGTATCGCGTGCTTTTTTTGGGGTGTTTGCTTCCATTTGTGGGGTGGATAATGGGTATTCCTAGATACAACACTTGCACAATCTGGTCAAAGGGCAAGAAAGACCCGCTCACAGGTCTTGCAACGCTTGGCGAAGCAAGGGCGTATAAGTGCGAAGTAAAGAGAGGAGGGTTTACCAAGCTTGCAGATAAGACGGGTACAGAGTTTTACCCGTCATCGATGTTTTGGGTTAGATTAAGCGATCTAGTTTCGGGCGTTCATACTGAGCCACAAGAAAGTGAAATGATTGCACAAGGAGACCACACAGGTGTGACCACTCCATCTGATGTTGGCGCTGAAATCATTCGTGCTGTGTCTGTTCATAATCATACAAAGTTTGGTGAAAGTGAATCATATACAATTGGAACTAAAGCCTAATGCCTGCGAAAAACGGCAAGGGCGGAAAACAGTTAAAGCAGAAGTACAGCGCGTTTGTAGGAAAAATGACAGGTCCACGCACTAAAGCCGCAATGGTAAAGGTACTGTCAGCTGGCATGACCAACGCAAAAGAAAATGCGCCGCTTGAATACGGAACATTGATAAACTCTGCTTTCCGATACATAGAAGGAAGCAATAAACTTGGGTGGACTGGCGTTGCTGGTTTCGCTGCGTCATACGCTTATTACCTGCACGGCGATCAGAATTATACTCCGCTTTGGAAACCCGTTGCACCAGAAGATAAAGAAGGGCCAGGGTGGAACCCATTTTCTACACCTCGATTTTTAGAGCTTGGATTTATTGGGCCATTAGCAAAACCAGAAATTGAACGAATTATAAGGGAATCTTACAAAATATGAATACACCAATACAAACACTATATCTATGGCTACAAAGCGAAGGGCTTTTTGGAGATTGGACTGCGCCTGATGGATCTATTCAGCCTGCACCAACTGTTCAAATGCGACTATTTGACGAGAAAGACATACCCACCAACGAGCGAATTCTATTAATTAGAAATTCATCATCAGGCGGCGGCACTCGCTACGTATCAACACCATTATTTTCATTTGCAATAATGGGTAAAGCAGGGGAAAGCGCGGTTTTCGCAGAAACTTACGCAGAGTTAATATATTCTGCATTGCTGGATTTCGAAAATGCAGATTGCATTATTAGCATTGACCCAATGGGGCGAATTGGCGGGGCGTACAAGAGCGAATCAGGGAGAGCGGTTTACGATATGGAATTCAGTGTAAATGTTGATAGCGGTCACTTTGGCGCAGGTAAAACATAGCTTTTTGTATAGATACTGAAACGCTAGTAAACTACAACAGTTAATTAACTAAATAAAGAGGTTCAAATATGGGATGCGATAATAAACGCATGATCGGACGCTCATCAACACTGCAAGTGGCTATACAGTGTACTAATGAGGATCCAGCAACATCAACACTATTGCCCCTTGGCGCAGTAACTACCAAATCATTTTCAATTGACGGTAATACTATCGAAGCCAACGATTCATTTAGTGCGTCGGGATACACTGAAAACCAGCTATCAACATCTAGCTTATCGCTAAGTGTCTCTGGTAACTACGTGCGTGACCCTGATTTATATCCTAATTTTATGTTTATATCTCAGTTGCTAGTGCATCGTTTCAACTCAGTAAAACAAGACTTAAGCGAAGATCTAATTATCCTGGTTAAATATGTGCGGCCAGATGTGACGCTAACAGCATACATGATTATCAATTCTATTAATGTTGATGATCCAGACGCAGATTTGAGCACGTTCACAATGGAGCTATCAAACGCGACAAGCCCGACTTATCCACCCACGCTTGAGCTAACGCCAGCACCATAGGAGCATTAAAATGGCAGTAATTAATAGTTATACATTTTCAGCAGAAGAAGAGATTGTGCCGACTGTACTCAGTGCAAGCGACACAGTTCAAGTTAGTTTATCGAGCAGCTCAATACTTGTTATTGATAACGCTAGCGGCGGCCCGTTAACAGTCAACGTACTTGGCGATACGGCAACGTCAACAGTGTGCGCGGGTGTCGGCACTATCGATCTAACAGGAGGTAAGGATTTTGTTGTTGCTGATGCGACTATGTTTAAAATCCCGCTAAACACTAAGTATCAAGATTGGCTCGGTGATGGAAACTTAACAATCACAGGCGCAGATACTGCAACGGCGTATGTTTTACAAGTGTAGTTATGCGATGCGAAGATGGCCCTGATTGGGATTTGTAACAAAGCAAAATAAAAGCTCACTGATTGTGGGCTTTTTCATTTCTACACAACTATCAGTATGACGCCCCCTTGGATCTATTATCATGCGCCCACAAAGGAGTTAAGTTTGATAGAGCGTTTATGATCCTTAAGCATGTGACCCCTTCTTTTATTAGAAGTGACATCGGCTTTATGTGATCAATATGCCAATCTCCCCTATTTTCCCATGTCATACCGATTAGGAAGCCTTTCTCAATATGCCTCTTAAATTCATCTTGACTATATCCAAGTCTTTGACTTGCCCTTTCAAGCGTCTTGTTTTGCTATTTTTATTTTATTTTTTTTATCATAATTCTTCTTGTATATTCGCCTATGCTCACTTGTTCTCTTCCTATATTCGAATATACATAGTAAGCACTCTCTATTGCTTGCCTTTCTTTCTGATAAGTGACCATTACAACACTCTTTACCCGTAAAATATCTGTTAACACCCAATGATATAGCTTCTTTTCTTGTTATAATTTTCACTTTAATTACCTAATGTGCTTTAGATAAAACAACAATAATAAAATAACTTCACACTGTCAATTGTTTTTGCTGTTTATTGGTATTTTTGTTTATAGCGCTCTATCAGTATAATGAACCAATACCCCCATCAATAAAATGGTGCATTCATGCAAGCAGCGCAAATCGGCCACTTTTCACTTGATGTGAATGGTGACAAATTCGAATTAATACCATCACTCAGAAACATTGCGAAAATTGCTAGTGCTAAACGTATACTTGTTTTATACGAGTTAATACATAGCCCTAAAATACCAGTGTGGCTGCGTTTAGAGACTGCAAGAGAGATACTTATAGCTTGCTCTAATAAAGCGGGAATCGATAAATATTTAATTAAATGCAAAAATCAAAAGCCGCACTTGAATCAGCATAAGATATCAATCAACGATCAGATAGTCGTAGCTGCGGCTTTAATGCGTCACGGTGTCGCAGGCGTTAATCGCCCGGAATACGAAGGGAGCAAAAAAGGAAACTCAGCAGCACTTGAAGAATTCGACGTTAATAAAATTGTAGCAGATGCAATGATCCACTTTAGATTGAGCGAGGGTGATGCGTTAGATTTAACT